CTAGCGTGTTCCGTGTCGTATCTGCTGAGGCTTATTCCAAAGAGGGTCTGAACCCTAGCCGTGTGATTATGGACGAGTTGCACGCTCACAAGAACCGTGAAATCTTTGACGTGTTCTCGTTGGCTATGGGTAACCGTGGCAAGATTGGTCAGTTGGTTGCGATTACAACCGCTGGTGTGAAAACGGACAGCACTGGTCAGGACAGCGTTTGTTATTCGCTATATAACTATGGCAAGCGTGTCGCTACTGGTGAAGTGGTGGACCCTGCGTTCTTTATGGCGTGGTGGGAAGCACCTGAAGGAGCCGACCATCGCGACCCTGAGAACTGGGCAATCGCAAACCCAGGCTTTGATGATTTGGTTTCGCGCGAGGACTTTGAATCGGCTGTGCGCCGAACCCCTGAAGCCCAGTTCAGAACTAAACGAATGAACCAATGGGTGAGCACTAAAGAAGCGTGGCTACCTGCAGGCGCGTGGGACGAGTTGGCTGAAGACTTTGAACTGCTACCAACCGACAGTTACTTCTTAGGCTTTGACGGTTCTTGGAATAACGACTCCACTTCGTTGGTCGCTGTAATCATGCCTCGCGAAGAAGGCGACGTGTTCCGTGCCATGCGTGTAGCGTCGTGGGAGAAGAACTTCGCCATCGACGACGACTCGTGGATTGTTGACAAGAACGACGTGACCAACACCGTGATGAAGTTCTACGACGAGCACCCGAACTGTGTCGAAATGCCGTGTGACCCTTCCTATTGGGAAGACCAGATGTGGATTTGGCAAGAGTATGGAATCCCTGTCGTTGAGTATCGCAACAGCCCAAACCGCACCATTCCAGCCACGTCGAAACTGTATGAAGCAATCATGGCGAAGAAACTAAAACACAACGGTGACGCAGCGTTGGCACGCCACATTGACAACTGTGTTTTGAAAATGGACAGCGGACGTGGCGCACGTATCACAAAGGATTTCAGAAACCCAAAGTTGAAAGTGGACAACGCTATCGCTCTGATGATGGCGTATGACCGCGCGAGCACTAGAATTGAAGAACAGGTCATTCCTGAATTCTTTATGTAAGGACCCCTTTATGTTGGCAGCAATACTTCAATCCGTAGGCGTTGGACTTGTATCAGTTGGTGTGGGTCTTTGGTCGCTACCTGCTGGGCTTTGTGTCCTCGGTGCTGGTGTTCTTCTTTTTGGTATCGCTTTGGAGCGTGGTAAGTAATGCTTGGTCGTCTAACTGAGAATAGGTCAATCACTTTTCAAAACGTGTGGGGTTCGGGTGGCGACATCCTTTTGGAGAACAACGCAGGTGTAGTTGTAAACGACAAGTCAGCGTTCAGCATCGTTGCTTTCTTGTCAGCGGTCAGTTTGATTTCGGACACCATTTCTACCCTGCCAATTGCAGCGTATGAAAAGGACGAGAGCGGAGCACGCCGACCAGTCATGCCTCAGCCTGCGTGGGTTTCACAACCAGACGTAGACAACACTTGTCAGGGACACTATGGCGCAGCTTTGGTCAGCCTTTTGGTCGACGGTAACCTGTTCGTGCGAAAGTTCTACAGCAAGGGCAACCTAGTCAACTCGGTCGTCCTAAACCCAAGCACCGTCGAAATCAAACGCAACGGTCTGGGCAGGAAGATGTTCGTTGTCACAGGCGAAGATAAAACCCTGAGCACCGACGAGATTATGCACGTCACCGATTTGCTAGAACCAGGAGCAGTCCGTGGAGTTAGCCGTGTCGAACGCCTATCAGAGTCGCTTGGTGTCGCTTCAGCACTTCAGGCTTTCGCAGCTCGCTTCTTTGGTCAAGGTGCAACCACCAGCGGTGTAATAGAATACCCTGGTCCGCTAACCAGCGACCAAGCAAAAGCACTCTCTGACGGTTTCGACGCTCGCCACCGCGGTTGGCGTAAAGCACACAAGACTGGCATCCTGTCTGGTGGTGCAAAGTATGTGGACACCACCGTTCCAAACGACTCGGCACAGTTCCTAGAGAGCCGACGTTTCGCGGTCGAAGAAATCGCACGAATGTATAACATCCCACTTTCGTTGATGGGCATTCCAGGAACCCAGTCTTATGCGTCGGTGGAACAGAACGCCATCCAGTTCGTAACCCACACGCTGCGTCCTTACATTGAGAAACTAGAGTGGGCTTACAGCCGTCTGCTCCCTGAAAACCAGTTCATCAAGTTCAACGTTGACGGTTTGCTCCGTGGTGATTTCAACAGCCGTGTATCTGCTTACAGCAGCGCGCTACAGACTGGTTGGCTAAACATTGACACCGTGCGTTCGTTGGAAGACCTACCACCTGTGCCAAACGGTGAAGGCTCCCAGTATCGTGTGCCTCTAGCCAACGTGAACTTGTCAGCCACCGACCTTGTTGCTCAGCAGGAGAAGGTAAACATGGCAAAGGGTCTGATTGGTGTTGGTTTCGACCCAGCAGACGTTTTGGCAGCACTTGGTCTGCCACCTATCGCTCACACAGGCGTGCCGACTGTTTCGCTTCAAGGCGTAGGCACTATTAATCCAGATTCACCTGACACAGTTTACGGAGTTTAAATGGCTATCACAACAGGGCAACTAAATGTTGGAATTACAGCTGTGCAAATCGATGGCACATCAAACAGCAACTATAAACTCCACATTCACAACATGGACAACACCGACACTCTTTTCATCGGCAATGGCAATTTGACTACTGCTAATGGTTTGGGTCTACCAAAATTAGATTCTATTGAACTCAACTGTTATCCAGGTGAAACAATTTGGGTTGTCTCACCAAAGACTGGACATTCAGTCAGTTGGTTGAAACAGGTCTAATGCCATATTTTATAACGGAAGGTCCAGAGGGTTGTAAGTCTGGCTGGGCTACAATTAAACAGGATGGCGAAATAATCGGTTGCCACCCAACTAAGCAGGAGGCGATTGACCAGATGGTCGCAGTTTCTATTTCGGAAAACATGACACCAGGTGGCGAACGTGCCCTGCCTGAAGATTTGAGCGCAGGCGATTTCGTTGCTTGGCTTGTTGGTCCTGAAGCGTATGCAGGTCAGGTTGTATCAGTTGATGGCGAAACCACTATCGTTCGCTTGTGGGAAGAAGAAGAAGACGTTTGGTCGGTTTGCGACCTTGACGTTGTAGTCCAGACCGCTCTGCTTCAGCCTATCGAACCGTTGCTTGCACCAGAGCCTTTGCCACAGTTAAGCGAATCCACTGTCGTGCCAACACGCAACAAGTGGGTAAGTGCTGCTTGGGCTATCAAAGCACGTATCGAAGGTCTATCAAACGAGGCACGTTCTGTTGGTGGTAGCACCGAGATTAGAACCGCACACACCAAGTTTGAAATCCGTGCCGAAGGCGACGGGATGTCGTTCGAAGGTTACGCAGCTCTTTTTAACAGCGACTCCGAACCGCTACCGTTCATTGAGCGTATTGCACCAGGAGCGTTCAAGCGTTCGCTACAGGGACGCCACCGCATGATGTTGTTGTGGAACCACGACACCTCTAACCCGTTAGCCTCTAACCGTAACGGTTCGCTACGCCTACAGGAAGACAACGTTGGTCTAAAGGTTTCAGCAACCTTGCCGAACACCACCTTGGGTCGCGACGTTGCCGAACTAGTTCGCACAGGTGTTATTGACGCCATGTCGTTTGGTTTCGAGGTTAAGAAAGACTCATGGTCAGCCGACGGCAAGGTTCGCACCTTGGAAGAAGTCGCTCTTTTGGAGACAAGCCTTGTGTCTTTCCCAGCCTACGAAGGAACCTCTGGTTCAACTAGCGTTCGCTCAAAACGCTCAATCGACGCAGACGTGCTTGCTAACAGCCTGTTCAAACTAGAGTCAGGTGAACAACTGGAAGCATCAGAAGCCGCAGTCCTAAACGACGTGGTTGCTAAACTATCAAAAACTGATGAGGTGCAAGAAGTAGGTGGCGACATCCTTGCGCTGAAAAAGAAGAAACTCGACCTCCTATTGAAAGGCATCTAATGGCTACCAAAGAAGAAATCGCAATCGCACTCAAAGTAATCGAAGAAATATCAGGTGCTCCTGAAGTTGGTCTGATTGCTGACCTTGTGAAAGAAATCAAGAAGTCTGGTGACGCGACCAAAGAAGTGCGCGTTGTCAGTTCAAAAGAAACTCGCTAACACCTCTGTAGCAGTTTCTAACCCCAGCAGGTTTACTCCCCTTTCCCTGCTGGGGTTCTTTCATGTCTGGAGCATCTTTTTAGCCTGTTAGACTTTTTTGCAGGTTCCGTGTTCCACGACCTCTTGTCTGTTCGGCGTTCCGCGGCAGAGTCCATTAACCCATTTCTTTTTAGGAGAACAATATGTCAGAGTTCGTAAAGGCTCAGGCTGAAGTTCGCAGCAACTTGCTTGCACAGATGCGTGAGGTCATTGACCTTGCTGAATCTGAAAAGCGCGGTTTGAACGCTGAGGACCTTCAGAAGATTGACCGCATTGAAGCGGACATCGAATCACGCGATGCTTCTATCGCGACTGCACTAAAGGTTGAGGAGCGCGCTAAGGCTGCTGCCGAGGCTGCTTCATCATTCGCACCTGCTGCTGAATCTGCACGCCAGTCAGACGCAGACGCACTTCGCTCAATCGCTCGTGGCGAGATGCGTGGTCGTGAGTTTGCTCGCGAATCACGTGCGGCTCTAGTTCCATCTGCTAACACCGTAGGTCAGTCGTTCTACGACCAGGTCTTCCAGATTGCGACCCTTGTTGGTCCAATGCTTCAGACCTCGGAAGTATTTAACACCACCTCAGGTGAGAACCTTGTTATCCCAACCGTAACCGCTATCTCAACCTCTGCAGGAACTCCTGCTGGTTCAGCAATCGGTGAAAGCAACCCAACCTTCTCAAGCATCACCCTTGGTGCTGACAAGTTCGGTGCGCTTGTATCAGTTGCTAACGAACTAATCGCTGACGCAGGTTTCGACATCTCTGCTTACATTGCAGAGCAACTAGGAACCTCACTCGGTATCGCCATCAACACCGCGTTGACCACTGGAACCGCAGGTATCGCTACCTCAGCAGGTTCAGTAGTAACTGGTGGCACTGGTGTTGCAGGTGCTCCAACTTACGAGAACATCATCGACCTTGTTTACGGTATCGCTGATGGTGCACGCGTTCTTCCAGGTCTAGGCTTCCAGGCTTCAAAGACTGGTCTTGCTGCGCTTCGTAAGATTAAGGACGGTTCAGGTCGTTACATTTGGACCGACTCAGCCGTTGCAGGTCAGCCAGCCCAGTTGCTTGGTTACTCAGTATATGAGAACCCTGCAGTTGCTGCTGTTGCTACTGGCGCGAAGAGCCTATTGTTCGGACACCTTCCGTCATACAAGGCTCGCATCGCTGGCGGCATTCAGGTTGCCCAGTCAGGCGACTACGCTTTCAACACCGACGTAACCACCTTCCGTGGCATCGTTCGTGTTGGCGGTGGCTTGACCCACGCGACCCACGTTGGTTACTTCAAGGGTGGCGCAAGCTAAGCCCTGACCAACGGTCACAGACTGAACTCCCCTCCTGAGCGTAGACAGGAGGGGAGTTCTTTTTGATAGAGTGGAATCA